GAAGGCAGCTGAGGAGGCCAAGGTCGCCGCTGAGAAGAAGGCAGCTGAGGAGGCCAAGGCCGCCGCTGAGAAGAAGGCAGCTGAGGAGGCCAAGGCCGCGGCTGAGAAGAAGGCAGCGAAGAAGAAGGCAGCTGCGGCGAAGAAGGCAGCTGTGGATGCCGAGTAAATTTTATGAAATTATCAATTGATATCCTCAATTATATAATTTCAAACGGGTTAAAAGATAAGAAGTATTATAGTATATGACTGAGTTCCAGGCCGTCTCGTGGGAGGCCTATGATACTCTTAAGCACTATATCGTTCATATATTTGGACGCACTGAAGATGGAAAGTCTGTTTGTGTGACTACTCCATTTAAGCCTTATTTTTTCATCAAGGCTAATAAGATTCCTGCTAAGCGTATAGTTGACCGTTTGCAGGAGAGATTTCCGGAAGAGCACGAGACTGAGCGGTACAGTAAGTTGGTTGTATCTAATGCCCTGATTAAGGCCAAGGACTTGATGGGTTTTCAGAACAGCGCCCAGAGTGCTTTTGTGAAGCTTGAGTTCAATACTTCTGGGAACATGAAGAAGGTTGAGTGGGCTTGTCACAAGCTGTTTCCCGGTATGGTGTACGAGGCCAACATTGATCCTTTTCTGCGCCTGATGCACCGTACGGGTATCAAATCCACGGGTTGGCTTCGTGCTGTGGGTAACCCTGGCGATCACAGTCATTGTGAGATTGATCTCGAGGTGTCTGACTGGACTACTTTGGTTCCTCTTGACCGCGATGACATTGCGCCACTTAAGATAATGTCTTTTGATATTGAGACAAATAGCAGTACTGGTAAGTTCCCCAGTCCCATGGAGCCTGGAGATGCTATATTCCAGATTGCCATGACTACTAAATTGTATGGCAGCGATGACGTGGTTGACAAGGTCTGTCTTTGCTACAAGGAGACTTCTGGTCCAGATGTTATTTGTTATCCCACGGAGAAGGCTCTTTTGGAGGGTTTTAGGGATCACTTGGTTGACATGGATCCAGATGTTCTTACGGGTTATAATATCTTTGGCTTTGATTTGGAGTTTATATGGTTTCGTGCAAGTTATAACCGTTGCAGTATGAACTTCTATAATCTGGGTCGTCTTCGTGGCAGGGCGTGTGAGTACAAGACTAAGAATTTGTCGAGTGGTGCCTTGGGGGATAATATGCTTAAGATGATTCCCATGAATGGCCGTTATACATTTGATTTGTTCCATGAGATTAAACGTGAGAAGAAGCTTGATTCTTATTCTTTGAATAACGTTTCTAAGTTATTCATCGGTGACCAGAAGATTGACATGCCCCCCCGTGAGATGTTCCGGCGCTACCGAGAGGGTACCCCCGAGGAGTTGGGTGAGGTTGCCGAGTACTGTATTAAGGATACCCTACTGCCTCACCAACTTCTAGACAAGTTGTGTATTTTCACTAATTTGGTGGAGATGGCAAAGGCCACGTGGGTTCCCCTCAGTTATCTGTCTGAGCGCGCCCAGCAGATCAAGGTATTTAGCCAGATTACTCGCAAGGCCAGGGATCTTGGATTCATGGTTCCCACAATCAAGAAGCGCCACGGTGATGACGAGGGGTACGAGGGTGCCACTGTTCTGGAGGCTCACGTGGGTGCTTACTATGAGCCTATCACTGCTCTAGATTTTGCGAGCCTGTATCCGAGTATTATGATGGCACACAATCTCTGTTTCTCCTCGATGGTTATGAATAAGGCGTATGCAGAGGTTCCCGGAGTTGAGTATGAAAGTTTCGAAGTGGGAGATAAGACTTATACTTTCGCCCAGGGCGTTCCCTCCCTCCTTCCCGTGATTTTGGAGGAGCTGAAGGAGTTCCGCAAGAAGGCCAAGAAGTTGATGGCTCAGCACCGGGGGACGCAGATGGAGGAGATTTATAACGGTCAGCAGCTTGCGTATAAGATTTCTATGAATAGTATCTATGGATTCTGTGGGGCTTCCCGTGGGATGCTCCCATGTGTCCCAATTGCTGCTACTACTACATGCCAGGGGCGTAATATGATTAAGATGACGAAGGAGTGCGTGGAAAAGAACTTCGAGGGTGCAGTGGTGAGGTACGGTGACACGGATTCAGTGATGGTTCAGTTTGACTGTAAGGGAATGAGCCAGGAGGAGGCCATCGCTCACAGTTGGGATATTGGTGAGAAGGCTGCAGAGATGTGTAATAAACTTTTCAAAAAGCCTAATGACCTTGAGCTTGAGAAAGTGTACTGTCCGTACATTCTGTATTCGAAGAAGCGCTACGCGGCCAAGATGTGGACCCGGGATCGCCAGGGTAAGATGGAGATGGAGAAGATTGATGTCAAGGGTTTGCAGTTGGTGCGTCGAGATAATACTCCCTATACCCGTGATGTATCCAAGGAGGTTCTGGAGAGTATTCTGGAGTCCTCGGATCCACAGCCTGCAATTGACCTGGCTAAGATTAGGGCTCAGCAGCTTCTGGATGGCGAAGTTGATATGAGTCGTCTTATTATGTCAAAGTCCCTATCAGACAAGTACAAGACCAAGGCTCACTGTAAGCGCTGTATGAAGACTGAGTGTGGATGTGGTCCCGGCGCAGGAACTGTTTCGGAATGGAGATATAAGAATATGATGAACGAGATTCGTCAGCCTATTCCCAGCCAGCCTCACGTTCACGTGGTTGAAAAGATGAATAAGAGGAACCCGGGCTCCCACCCACACACGGGTGACAGGGTTCCTTTCGTGATAGTGAAGCACGAGGATCCCAGGGCTAAGATGTTTGAGAAGGCTGAGGATCCGATACACGCCCAAGTCCAAGATCTTGATTACATGTACTACTTTACGAATCAGCTCAAGAAGCCTGTCGAAGACCTGCTTGAGCCCCTGATTAAGGGTAGTGACATTTTCGGGGCCATGCTTCCCCCCAAGCCCGTGAGGCGCAGGAAGAATGAGGTAAAATCCAAAAATATCAGTGATATGTTTAAAGCTTACGCGACTAATAATAGTAAGTAGTTAATGATCGTACCCAGTGTATACACATTATCTAAATTATCTGAAAATGAATTCTTTGAATATCTGAATTCTGTATACAAGAGACGTGAAGAGGCAGTAATAAAACAAAAATTAAATGTTTATTGCTCCAGAATTGGAATTCCACCGACTGGAATGATTCAGGAGTTTTTTGAGAAAAGCACGGAGCAAGAGGCTCTGGGTACCTGTAGGGCTACAAATGCATCTAACAGACACAAGTGTGAGCGCAAGGTAAAAACTGGTACTAATTATTGTGGATATCACAAGAGGTTTCACAACCCCGTGCAGACGAGACGTGCCCCAGTTCGCCCAGAACCCACCACCACTCAGACACAAATAAATGGGTTTATTGCACCATATTAAAGTTATCGACAAATATGTTAATAGGAATGAGTCGCGAACAGCTTCTATTAACAAATTTGAATAAGTTTTACTCTCACGATGATAACCTTGGAGTTTTGAGGGACATTTTGACTAAGAAGGATAACATATCCCTTCGCAATATCGAGTGGTTTGTAACGAATCACTCAAAGAAGGCCAAGACTACGTACACTACGCGCGTTGGTAGGTCTTTTACCGTCCACATGTCTTATAAGAGTAGTTTGGATGGTTACTCAAAGAAACTATTTGATCCATTCTGTCGAACAGAGCGAATAGAATTTGGGGCGCTAAGTACTACTGTAGCCCAATTGAATTTTATTAAGTGGTGTATTGAAAATGATATTATTGAATACATTCGCAACCACCGCGGTGAAATTTTTACTAAGAAAATACCTTGAAAATAGTATTATCCATAATCTTTAAAATATTGTACCCATATGCATATCCATGCATGGTCACCCCGGCGTTTAAGTCCACCTGGGTGAGCGAGGTACTTTGATCCTTGGGATCTAAATTGAACTGAAGGAATGTTTTGTTGGAGTTGGTTTCTGAGAAATTGAGAGACCCACTGGGAGTCATCTTTTGTGGATACAGACTCATAGCATACGAATAAATGTTCTTTTCCGTGGGGTACAACCCACTCTTTAAGGTCTGCAGGTACCTGAAAAAGTCTGCCGTCCCATATCTCTCTACTTGGGGTATTCCTTCGATGAAAAAGTCTGCCTTTTCCAGGAACTGAAAGAATAAGCGGTATTGCTCGTCGGTACTCACAACGGTACTAAAATTGTACCGATGGAGGAAATACTCAGAACTAGTCAGATCCTCGAACTGCCTGGATCGGAATAACCAGTTTACCATTTTAACTGGGAAATCTGCTATGAACCCCTCGAATTTCTGGGGAATGTTTGGCATGGTAAGACTCATTACCTGCTTAGGGAACTTTTTGGCAGTTTCTATCTGGAATTCTATGGGATTATGCATGTAGTAAAGTCGTTCCTTGTCAGATACTGTCACTTCTTCGGTAATTATAGATGTATTCAGGTATGAAAGGTCAATGCGAGTCGCAGTGTTTGTGAAGTATTCCTGGGGATAAAACTCGATAGCAAGTTCTATTTCCTGGGTAGTCATGGCACACAGTGGCAGGTATGGATTGGTAGTCCTATTTTCATCATATACCTTCTTGGGTACTATTTCAGTTGAAGACTGTCGGCGGGTGCGGCAGAAGAACAGGTCCAGGGGCACATACAGATCTATGGGTCCGTAGTTAATAGAAGATGTTGGAATGTATTCCACTCCACCATTTATCAGGTTATTAAGACCCCCCTTATCATCATCTGTCTTGAATAATTCGTCGTGTGTAATGTACCACAAATCGTCAAGCTTCTGAAACTCCTGGCCGTTGATCGAAAGAGTAACCTCCTTTATGATGGCCCTCCCTATCTTGTTTGCATATATACCCGATGGGTCATATTTCTGCATTTTTATATTGACCGGAAACACCTCGGAATACACATTCTCCTGAGCCACATTGGTAATTGCGTTACTGTAGTAGATGGTTGGTGGTGCCTGTAAATTAGATGGTTTGATTAAGCCGGATGAAGCCGCATTTCCAGTAAGCGCAAAAGCTCCAGCAAGATCTGGTTTGAACCAGTTTACTTTGTCTATGATTTCGGGATTGTAATCTCCCCCAAATATAAATATATTAGAATTATGAAATCCACAAATTGAACTGTCATTCGGCGTATATGTAGCCGAAAACTCGCGACCGGTACTGCCATACGGTATCTGGTACCGTTTGGGGAAGCCGACAACAGACAAATCTACATATTGGAACCCAGTGTATCCAGTAGTTGTATCCATAATGATTAAATCCTGTCTCCCCGTGTACGCAGCTGTACTCGCCGATGCCAGTACATTTGAACGAGACATAATAGGATAGAACACAGGCTGAACGGTTACGGTGGTGGGAGGGGAGGGGGTACCGAGTGGAATTGCAACAGGTGCATTTGTTGGATTATCAAGGTCAAACATTAGAACTTTATCAGCAGTCGAGAGGGACGCACCTGCCGCCGATGCCGCTACAACTATAGCATATTTTGTGTTAATTTCAGTCGTATCGGGATCCCCCCCAACTGCATCCTTAAAAGGATTTATTTGTTGCGTAGATCGACCACCATATGCAGGTAGAGCAAATGATATTGTACTCCATTTCTTTGTGGCTATCTCGTATTTGTATATATCATTGGTTGTAACGCCCGACCCATACCATCCACCACATACCCATAGAGCACCATTGTGGTAAGTAATAGGTACGTGATCCGGCACGTCGACCGTCGAGGGCCATTCGAAGGTAGGTTCTGGGTATATTTGATTCCAAATGCCAATTATGTGGTCTGTATCATTATAAACTGCACTATACATTTTATCTGTATTGTTGACCCCAAACAGATATACCCTCTTCGGCACCGAAGTCACATCTAACGTAGCTCCCGCCATCTTCGATATGGTATCGAAAGTTGGGAGGTTAGTCATGGATTGACAGAACACATTTGATCCGAGTGCTGCCCCGGGTGTTCCGGGGGTGAAATCAGCCAAGGGACACTTCCAGACTTTGTTCGACATCGTGTCCCCCCCGCCAATTATGAATACATTACTCCCATACTGAAAACTAGGGCTGTATATATTTAAATCATCCGGACCCTGATTGTATTGTGTAAGTGGAATACCATCATATCCTGGACCCGCGTACTGCTCCCATGGTCCCAGATTCGTAGACCACAAATTGGTGGAAAACAGATTAGTATTTCCGCTATCTATTGGACGTGTTCCATAGTCCAAATTACTTGAGATTATCCCATTGTTGAAAGTTGAAGTTATTATCACATTTCCACTACGGCCAAACTCATCACTAAGCATATTGTAAGCATCGGCACTCAGGGCTATCTTGTCCTCCCTGAAAGTAGAAAATGAACTAGTGAAATGCTGGTAAAATATATTCGCCGTAACTTCAAGTGTCTCTGGATTGTAACCCGAAAATGTAACCTTGACAGGGTCAAACTTCGTGGTTTTTTGTGTCCAATCATCGAGCAGCAGCGCGACGGCCGGATTAAGACGTATAGTTTCCTGTTGCCCGCTTGCTGTTGTCTTAAACCCAAACGACACAATAAGCTCATCGTATACACCCCTTTCGTTGGAATCAGTCGCTGACGCTAAAGGGAATGGAACTAAATTCGAGTAGTACTTGTAAACTTCGATTTTGTTCCCCACGGTCTGTTCTCCTGGAAGACCCGTCTCGAACGAGCACAGAGTCAGTTTTCTGTGTCCCATCTCAACATCAGAATATACCCGACCTTCCGGGATGGCGGGGATCCCCTGCCCGGGAACCGCTATGGCGGGGACTGACCCCCCATCTACAGCCAGGTTGCTCCTGTATAGTCCATACTGTAGGGTATTTGAAGTTAATCCAATATTAGTTGGAGTACAGTCCCTCCCAGACCCATAAGTAAATGTAACTTCATCCAGACGCCCAGACCTGGTAAGCTGTGTGGGGAGATACTGTCTATAGTTATCATTTATCATTACATTCGCCACGCCATTCACAGCATTAACTGGTGGTACTAACCCCCCGGGGGTTGGAGTCTTAAATCTCCACAGTAAACTCGGAGAGTTATCGGTGTCGTAGCACGCTGTAATTGAGGGATATCCATTCTTAAATGCTCCACTTTGGAACTGGTTGAAACTGTTTTTAATTACTATAGAACCTATTGTACTAGACGTGTAAGGTGTCATTCCATCAACTGTGTAGTTGAAGAAATTATTTGCAAGACCTGGCATATCAGAATATTGGATATTGGAACTCCCCACGTTATTATGAACTCGGTCGGCACGGGAGTTGCTCGTCGTGTTATTACTGGTCTGGAAGGTCATATACTCCGCGGCGGCGTTGGTGGTACTCTGAAATACAATCTGCGAATCATAAACATAAGGAGCCTCAGACCTGTCATTGACCGCGTCGGCGGGCCACACGGGCTGCAAGTCTTGAGAAAAATTCCCATCAGATGATTTCCCACCCCAACCCTGATTATTAATTACTATATTGTTGGATGTTTTTACATCGAGGTACCATGTATTAAATTGACCCTTGTTCTCTCTTGAAGAAGGTGCTTGAAGTGCCGTGTATACATTAGAGCGTCTAATCCCACACTCCAAAGTGCGATCAGTATTGGATTGATCCGTTATGGTAAAGAATGGAACATTCTTTTTGGCGTATCGAATCCCTGATGTAATTATTGGAATATTTCCAGGACTTTCACTTCCAACAAATGGTGAATTACCGTAAATGTCGTTGCCTCCCATTAGGAAAGGTGGGTCGGCGAGACCCGATGTATTACCTGTTAAAAACTTCGCGCCAGCGCCAGTAAGCTGTACATAATTGACTCTATTAGTAGACGCAGATGAGTAACCGCCACTGCCAAATATGTATACATTAGACTCATAAGTTCCTGTTATTGACAAAATCTTGGGGTCCCAGACAGAAGTGGGACCTACATAACCACCTACCCCGTTCGAGTATAGAGTATTTGTTTTAAGATCTATGTATTGATAAGTATTGATATCATTATAAATGAAAATATCCTGTCTTCCGGCCGTTGTTGTTGAAGGCGTTGCTACTAAATTAGATCTACCCATTATTTTATAATTATCAGCACCATTAACACTATTCAGGTTACCTGATATTAGAGTTGGGGTGGCAGTCGGATTGTCGAGATCATACATTATAACCCTGGCACCATAGATATATGATCCCGTGTATTGAATATATGTGGTTACAATAACATATCGTAAGTCTGGTTCTAAAGGGAAAATGGGATCCCCCCCAACTGCACCCTTAAAAGGATTGATTTGTTTATTAATACTTTTTGAATACCATGGAAGATTATAAGTTATCATTTCCCACGCAGATGATACGATATCGAATTTTGCAATCTGGTCATAAGTCGCGTACTCCCTCGAAAGTACCCACAGGGCGTTGTTATAATATGAAATATCGGTAGTTTCCGTGCTAGCAAAACCAAGAGTTCCTCCACCATTCGCTACGAACGTCCATTCGCCGGTAAATATGCCATTTACTGGGTCAAATCCTATTTTATATAAATTTACGGAATTATTTGGCCCAAATAGATACACAACATTCTTATCTCTGTCAAGTGTTGCACCCCCCCCAATGAATGCAAAGTTAAACGGAGTCAGGTTGACTCCGTTAACA